CGGCGATAACGATCAACGTCGGCTCTTGTAACGGGCGTTCGACGGGAACGAACTGGTTTTTGTCCACCAGTGGACACTTTTCGCACTTCTTTAGCATCGGCGGTTTCGCCATTAGGCTGTACTCCCATAGCTTTGAGGAAACAGGGACGGCAAATGCCATACTCGCCGCTTTTGAACCCACCAAGGTCATTCTCATCGGCCAACAATTCTACCTTGAACCATTTGTACTGTAGCAATACCCCGCAAGCGGAACAGTGCGTCGTTGTTTTACTCATCAGGTTTTCCCTTTCGCTTTTCTTCTCGTCTTCGGTACGCTACAACGCTGGCTTTGTCGTACCACCTCCGCTTCGGTTCATAGTGACCGCCACGGACCTGCCCAAGATTGGCCAAGCGGTACAGGTCGTCCGGCGAGCAGTCCAGTATCTTTGCCGCCTCAATCGAGGTGATCCTTCCCCGTACCAGCATCCGTTTGTTGCAGTCTGGACACCGTCCCGTCTGGCGAACTATAAGTTCGCTGACGGGGTACAGGCAATTCTTACACGTTACTATTGGGATTCGTGTTCGCATCTTTGTTCTCCAGAAACTTTACCAACCAATCAGGATGTGGTTCATACGGACCGAGGATACCTTCACGATCTTTGCACCAGTTCCAGAACGTGTCCGGCACCGAATGAACAAATCGCTTCGGCTCGGCTTTCGGTACAGCTTGGGCTGTAATGTGCAGCGCAGTACGTACCATTGCTGGCAAATCATGAGAGAACTTGCCAAATACATGCGGCAGCCCAATAATCTTGCCTTCCACTTCGTCCTTGACTAGTTGCTCAAGTGCAATTAGTACTTGGTGTCCTTTAATCTCGCTGGTTAGCTTTACAATATCCCTCGACCACTCCAGTATGAAACCCCAATCGTCGTAGGTTGCTTTGGTTTTACCTCCTTTCTTCTCGGCCAGGAATACATGTTGAAGGTAGGTCATGTCGTCCACTATCCACGTTGCATAGTTGGTGTCGTGCTTCCCAATGAAATCGATGATGTCCCGGTACGGAGTCGTCACCGCCTTGATGACGTAATTGTCCTTGTTCTGCCGTAGCCGCTCCCATACGTGCATTGGGAAGCCGCACATCTGGCCGGGGTTGGATGCTATCCAGCATTGCGGTTCGGGAAATAGCGAAGCAACGGTCGTTTTTAATGAACCGGATGCTCCAACAAGTAATACGGATCGGTCGGGTTGAATGGTTTCATCCTCCAGTATGTTCTTTGGTTCCATGCTTCCTCCTACAGCGTATACTGGTGAATCGGTCGCTGCCTATCAGCCAGTGCTGTCATGGGTTCGACTACTTTGTACATCGAAGCCAGCAAATCATCGTACACAGTTTCGGGGTTGCCGCCTCGATAGCACCAAGGCATGAAGGGACATTCGGTATTGAATTTTCCATAGCAAGAGGACAGGACACGGGGAAATTTGCCGGAGGTTATGAGACTGCTGGCCCGTGCAACAGAATCTCCAATAAACTCGATGCCTCGCTGGAACATTGTTTCGTCGAGGATGGAGGATTCTACCTTTACTTCGCCTTTTTGCTTCGTGATGATCTCGTAGATGTGGCCTCGGACGGTGGTTGCTTCGATGCCAAGGTGTTGAAGGTTCTTTACCAGTAGCAGGTAGTACCAAGCTGGTTGCGGTCCGTTCTTCATTGACCGGAAATAGCCCACATCAGCCCGTGTCGCAGTTTTCCACTCACCAATCCAACAGCGGTCCTCTTTGAACTTGTCGGCCAGCACAGCGTCCAACGTACCGCCGATGTACATTCCAGGCGGCCAGTCAGGATGGCGGTATGTTAGCGGGAGTTCAACGGCCAGCGGTTTGTAAGGGAGGGGATCGGTCTTTTCTTTCTCCAACCAGAAGCGTAGCAGCCGCATTGCATCACTACGGGCTTCGGTTGGTTCGAAGTGTACGTTAATAGCTGTTTCCATACGTGTGAAGCGTTCCTGCATTTCCGTGTTCTTCCAGTTGATCACGTTTCGCATACAGCCTAGACCGTAATGATAAATCTCCCCAACCTCAAAGTACGAAGGACGGGTTTTCAATTGCAAACCCATGACGGATTGCAGGTAGAACCTACGTGGGCAGGACCAAAGCGCATCGATGTCTGATTGGTGGAGTTCTAGCGTTGGTTCTGGGTCGGTAATTTTGTTTACATGTGTATGATTAATTGACCAAGTGTGGCCGTCAGAATGCTGCACTTGTACCCCATCATCGCCTACAGTAGTAGCTTGGTACACTCTACCACGCTGAAACCACCTATCATGGTTTTCCCAATCTGGTTTCACCCTAAAGCGGTACACATCCATTTTTCCTCCAAAAAGCGGAGGACTGCTTTAGCCATCATAGGGGGTTCTAGGAGAGGCCATCTTCCTAGCCTTGTTACCCTCCGGCCTTATCACAGTCCTCCTTGCCACTCACCACCTGTTTCGGCCATTGTACCGGATGGCTGCGGCCTCTAGGGTTGGAGAATTTCCCTTAGTTGATCGGATAAATCCTTGCCGCTCTTGCCTGATCCTCGCCAGTGTTGGGGTTCTCCCGATGCTCGACCTCGATCATGCATTCCCGGTTGATGATGTCGGCTGTGTCCCAGCTTGTACCATCCGACGGATACTTATCGCCCGTTGCCGCTTCGTAGATCAGCCGGATTCGCCATTCAGCCGTATCGAGGTTGATGAAATCAGGACATTCGGTGTTCACAGCGTCGCCTTCCAGGCCGTTAAACACTACGATAATCGTTGGCGTTCCCTTCATCGGCTGTACTCTGCCGATCTTTACCCGGTGTGTTCCTACTGGCATCATTCCCGGTCGTCCACCACCTTTGCTTGTGATAATCATGCTTCTTTCTCCTGTGTGTTTGGTTGGTTGTTGTCCGTATCCCACTCAATCGTTCCTCCTTCCTTCCTGAGCAGGGGCTTTCCGATGTACATTAGGTTTTCGATGTGTACCGTGTAGGGTGCTTCTGGGTTGGTGCTTGAGAAGTTTACCTCCATTCGTGGCCGAATTCTTCTGCCGCAATTGCGCCACAGATGCTCCAGTATCCAAACATCGGGAAAACAGTTTTCCGGCATGAACCTTTGTACGTCGTACCAAAGGTCGTATAGCAACGTTACAGTGCTTTTGAAATCAAACTTCGCTGTGACGCAGCTGTCCTGGCTCGACATAGCAAGGTCCAGGCGGGTTTCGATTTCTTTGTGGGGTATGCCATCGTGTTCTTTGCGGAGTTTCCACTGTGTTTTCTGTGTTGATTCCACCCGGTAAGTACCGTGGGACAGCCCATCGGTCCAATTGTCCGTGCCGTACCTTTGGAAGCCGTGTCGGATAACCATGTCGCCGTTGTTACGGTTCAATGCTACCCACTCGGTGGACTTGCTGACGATGGCGTGCTGCCAGTCGGTTCCTCTTGGAGGTGTCCAGATGAATGACATGGCGTTCATTACAATGCGTTGGGCTTTGCCGCTGTAGCCTCGGCCACCAACAGTTACTAGATCTCCCATGTCACACCTTCCTTTCGACCATCGTCTTGGAATCTTTGCCACATATAAGGATTACATCTGGTTTTGCCCATGCATTCAGACCGCATAGTGGACAGCTGTACTTCGACCGGGTTCCTTTGGGTTGTGTTTCTGGCTTGCCAGGATCCTTCGGCATTTGTTCGGTGCCGCCGCCAGGATTTTCCGCATCCGGCAAGTGCAGTTCGCTTGATTCCCAGGGGATAATGGCTGATTCCGGCAACGTCCTGATTGCTTGTTCTACTGCCGAACCTTCCACCATTGTTTGCGTTACGCTTTTGCCTGTAGCACCGCCATTGCCGTTGTCGATCCGCAATCCCAGCATCCACGCTGCTTCGGCGTATTCTTTGTTGTGGTATCCTTCTGCTCCTGCCGTACCTGCTTCCTCTTGCCAGTGGTGCAGCATTTCATGCACGAGGGTCAGATAGAACTCAACCATGTCGGTATGCTTCATCAAATTGACATTGATGGCAATTTCGGCAATCTTGTACTGTCCCTCACTTGTTTCCGATTCCCACATCGCAGGAGAATAGTATCCCGCAATGATGTTGGCGTTCCGGCTGAACGTAACCATGCAGTTACTCAGCTGACCAGTAAACAACTTCTGATTGAAGTGGTCGTATGCTGTTTGTAATGCTGTTGCTTGATCCAGTGTCGGACCAGCCATCTTTCCTCTCCTTTCTACGCCTTGCGCTCAATCGGTGTCGGAGGATTCGGCGTTCCTTGCGGTTGCGTGGGTGCCTTCTTGCGTAACTTTTTCTGGGGGACACGGTAAACCTCCTTGGGGATTGGATCTTTGGAGCTATTCTTCGTGACGGTTATCTTTCCTCCACGTTCGACGCCTTCATCAGAAGCGACGACGCATAGTTCGTAATACTCGTTCCCGGCGACTACACCAAGGGTGGCTGATACCGTTGTTCCTTCCTTGGTGAACCGTTTTCCTTTGCCGTCTGTGACAATTACACGGGCCATTTACTTCCTCCTAATCTTTACACTGTCCACGATTTGTACATCCTCATCGTCCGGTATATCTTTGCCAATTACTAACTCCACGCTTCGGCCATTGCCGCTGTCTTTTGTCCCGGTAAGAAAGTCGGCAACTTGATTGTTCAATGCCCACGCCGCCCTGTTGGTTTTCATACAGGCCCAGATTGCCGGAAAGATCGGGTCGGTATAGTTCTTGATGACAACGTACAATTTCAATGTTCCTTCGCTGAAACTGTGTTGTGCTCCGGCAATTACACGGCATGGCGTACCTTCTTCCTCGCACCGAATGGTTTGTTCGTAGACCTTTTGGTATCGGTCAGCGCAGTCAGAACCGGCATTCTCATGTTCGTTCTTGCCGAAGTCGAAGATGATGGTTCTGGACAACTTTGGCTTTAGCCGTTTGACTGGTTCATCGAAGCAAAGATCGTCGCCGCCAATGTACCGGTCAATGTTCAATGATCCTTGGTCCGACACGATTTCAACGGTCGTTGACCGCCGATTGAAACCCTCTTCGATCTTCCTGAATTGTCCTTTCGGTGCAACTTTCTCAATCTCCTCCACAAAGATGTTGTGTGCTTTCCAGTACGGTTCGGTCTTGCCTTTGTACGCTGTTTGCTTGGGATCTGCTTTCAAGATATGCTCCAGCAAATCCAAGTTGTGGATGAACAATACTTTCGGCTTTAACCGAATGTACTCTTCGGCTGTAAGCATGTTCTTCTCCTTTAGTAGCCGATGGTTTGCCGTTCTGCCCTGGACAGCGAGGTAAGGAACGTAGTTTCGAATGCTACGTCCTTGTCGATCCCAGCTTCCTTTATCTGCCGACACATGAGGATCATTCTTCTTGTGCTTGGATCGAAGTTGATTTCGTTCTGTCGCAGTTTCTCTCGGAGCTTGTTAATGGCCGATACAATTGCTTTACTGGTTTTCTTATTCAAGTACTGATTGGCGATGCCGACCTCAACCGTTTCGTCGTAATCAACGTCAAACTTGATACCAAACCGGTCAAGGATTGAGCCGTCTTGAATTTGTGCGCCAATGTAGCCCCGAGACTGTTGGCGGCCCTTGTTGTTGGCCGTTGCAATGAACCTACACTCAGGATGAACATGAACAACGCCGCCCGGTGTATTGATAAAGCGTTGGTTCTGTTCGGTCAGCGAGTTCAACCCAATCAGGATGTCAGCATCCGGTGCCAATGCCTCATCGAAGATGACAACGCCAGGAACTTGCACAGCTTTTAACATATCGCTGGGTTCCCATACAGTTTCACCGTTCTGGATTCTTGTCGAGCCGAATACCTGATTGTACCGAACACCGCCGGACAGCGAACAGGTATAAGCATCGAGCTTCAATGCTTTGGCGATCATCTGGGCAACGTAGGTTTTGCCGCATCCTGCCGGACCGACCAACATAAAGTTAATGCCGTTCTTGGCAAGGCTGTACCAGTGGTTGAACTGGGCTGGCATGACGAATTCCGGTGGGAACTCTACGTCGTCCGGTATTTCGATGTACACCGGAGGTAAATCTTCTTCCTCCACCTCTTCTGGTGGATCATCCTCGGTTTTGGTGGATGCCGGTTGTTTGGCAGCTGCTTTCTCTTTGAGGATCCTCTCAATCTCGTCAATCTTGTCCCTAGTAGCGTCCGGCAGGTTCTCGTAAGGGCTGTCGCTGTCTTCGACCGGGACTGGATGCTCTGCCGGAGTATCTGGGTAGGATGGTGCTGACGGCGTTGGTGGAGGTACATCCTCTGCTGGCTCTGGTTCCTTTGTGCTGGGCTTGTTCGGCTTCTTGTTGGGGATGTAATCGAGGTTCAGTTCGTCTATGGTCCATTCGCTGAACCATGTTTGCATTCGCATTTCAAGGCGGTCGATCTGCTCCCTTGGTGTATTGTCCTTGCCTTGCTTGCGAATTTCGATGGCGTCGCCGATAATATCGCTGGCCTGGGACTTGGTAATGTCCTTGCCTTCGAATCGCCGCCTCGTCAACCTGAACAACCAAAACTTCTGATTGCTCGTAGCCTTAGCCGATGTGTTGCTCATTGTTTCTTCTCCTTTCTGCACCGGGGTGCTTTGTTGGCGGCTCGCCGTGGCCGCCGTTTTCCCGACCGCCCCTCCTGAGGTAAGGGTCAACCCTGACCCCTTACCGAAGGAGGAAGGGAGGTTAGGGTGGAAAGATGGGGTTGGGGGTTAGTTGTTATATTTAGCTGATGGCCGTTTGATGCTGGGTTATATATTAGCATCGTGTTTCCAATTTAGGTGAGAAGTACAATGTATCACTGTAAGTGGTTGATTGTCAAGAACTTTATATAGTGGTATAGCGTTCACTATACCACTACGTATAGTGCTTGACAGCGTTGTTGGGAATAGTTACTGGTTACAAAATGCCTTGAACTCGCCGATCCAAAATCTGCCGAAGATCGTCAGCTTGGCCCATTGGTTCCGGCTCAATTTCGATGGACTCACCTTGGTCCATGCCAAGGTACATCAGGGTGAACATTCTGTTCATGGTGGCTGGGGTTGGGGCGATGACTTCGATCAATTCGCTGTAGCCGTGATCATCCGAAAATGTGATGGTGTACTTGTAGTGCATAGCCATTGTTTTCTTCTCCTTTCGTTGCTACCGCAACGATTTGTGTTCGTCTTTGCGGTGGCGTGATTGATTCGGCAAGGTACGTGGCGGTTTGTCCCTAATGAGGGACAAACACGCCACTTGCCGGGTTAATTGCTAATACTTTGCTATTGCCTCTACGATCTTGGTCCAGTCTGCAACGCTAACGTGGCCAACAACGTCGTCGCCGGGATCCTCCAAACCGGCCAGTTCCATGATTTCTTTGGTACACCAATCGCCGTTATCCTTAAAGAATACAGCGACTTCGGCATTGGGAGACTCATGGAAATCTCCGTATTCTTCCTCCTTCATGTAGTCCTTGACCGAACAGTAGTGGCTGTAGCCGAACTGGGTGGACAGCACCAGACCATTGTCAAACGTGATCTGGAAGCCTCTGCCTTGGGTAATCTTGAACATCCTTTCCTCCTTTCTATGCTTGGGTTAATTGATTTGTACATCGAACATCCATAGAGACTGACCAACCTTGACAGTTGGTCAGCCCGTAGGGGTTCAATGCTACTGGGCCGGAACCGACTCGGCTTTGTTGAACTCACCGTGAAGCTTGTACATGGCCCAATCATGCTTGTCCATCTTCCTCTTGCCCCAGAACGTTCTTTCTTCCCAGTTCTTTCCATCGAAGCAGTATGCAGCCTTCACTTTGGGGTACTTTTCATGCTGAACTGCCACGTAGATCTTTCTTGCCGTGCCGAGAAAGCTGGACCGGGGCTTCGTTGTCCCTTTGACTCTCTGCACCTTTGGTGACTGGGATCGTGGGGTCTTCTCCAGCTTCTTGACCCTGTTGTCGATCTCTCCCATCATCTCGATGAGTTGCTCCAGATTCTCATTGATCTTGTTGAGTGCCGTTCCGTTTGCCATTGTGTTTCCTCCTTCGTTTGGGTTGTTTGCTGCCGATTGCCGTTTGCCGCCGCCTCCTCCCGACTGACTCTTCACCCCACCGGGAAAAGAGAGTCAGGAGGGAGAGGCAAGGTTTGGGTGGTTATGAATGGTTGTGCTGGGTGTTTTCCTCCCTTCCTACCCTACCCAAACTACCCCAACCACCTACCCCACCTCTTTGATACGTTGGCAACCACTGTTTTACCATTGACCGGCAATACTACGTATTGAAGCCGGAATCAAACGTCGATTTGCCGATGTAACTCAGTTTGTTTCTACAAACTGTGGATAAACCTGTGGAAAACTGCCAATAAACTGTGGATAAACACTGTAAGTGTTTAAATCTATTGAATTGTCCAGCCCGAAGGGCTGTTGGACGAAGTTATGCTGTTCACGTTGGTAATTGTGTAACAATACCAACGTGTTGCAGGGTTGGCATTGTTAGCTGTTCTCTTACTGGGTATCATATCATAGTATATAGAATATATATTGTAGAGTATATATAGGGTTATATTATGGAGGGGGGATTACCGGCTCTATTCCTTATCCGGAATCATTCCGGATAAGGAAATAGAAGAGCTAACATTTGCAACTTTATAACTCCTTTAATTACAAGGAGTTATAAACAGCTGGACCTGTAACATTTCAAACACGGCGTATTTATTAAGTGAATTCCACTGGTCATTAACAACGTTTGATATAGCGACCTTATCGCATAAGGTGGGTGGTTATTATATTAACCAGCTTAGGAGTCCCACGAAATTTATCCGAAATTTCAAAAGTTAACTACTTTGTACATCGAAAACTTTAACCACGAAAATTTTTTGCTTAGCGCCGTAGGATAAGCATTCCATAAAAATCAGGGGGTTCGTGGAATTTTTGCTTGACAATATTGGACAACAACATGTAGTTACTATTCAGAATTGTATACAAGTTGTGGGGGTTAGGTTGACCGCCCATTAGCGGTCAGGGGTGGGGGCGGTCAAACATCCGACGAAAGGAGGATCGTTGTGGCGAATGGACCATCGAAGTTCGGAGAACGTGCCGAAGCACGCGACGCCAGAATGAACACGTTGCTGGCGCAGTTCGAAAGCCGTGTCATGTCTGCGTTGAAAGGAAAGCTGCCCGACGAGGATTTGAATCTGGTCGTCGATATGGTCAAGACCAATGCAGCCGACATCATCGTTACGCATTTGAACCTGGCTTTCTATTGTGAATCGCCGCAAGTACAACTGTCAGCGATCAAAGAACTGTACACGTTGATGCGTGAAGGACTGATCCCCAACAAAGGGAAGCTCGCTGACAAGTCCGACGTAAGGGCCGAGGACGTCGTAAGAAAGTACATGGAAGCACAGGCCAGAGAGGGTACCGACGCTTGTGAATCTGACAAACTTAACTGACGAAGCCAAGGCAATAGCGCAATTCTTCCACATCGTCAACAAGAGCGGTGACAAGGTACCTTTCATTCCGAACGAAGCACAGGCCGAATACGACCGGCACCGCACCAACCGTGACATCATCCTCAAAGCACGCCAAGAAGGTTTCAGTTCTTACATCGACGCATTGATAACGCTTGAATGCTTGTTCAAGCACAACCTCCGCTGTGTCCTTATTGCCCACGATAGATTAAGTACGCAAGTACTATTCGACCGTGTTAAGTTCTACGTCGAGAATCTAAGCGGCGATATGAAACCCGACTTCGGGCGGCAAAGTCGAAGGGAAATATACTTCCGACGTACCAACAGCACATTCTATATCGGCACAGCGGGATACGAAGAGTTCGGTCGCGGTGACTGCATCCACCGATTGCACTGTTCTGAAGTCGCCTCATGGCCCAACCCAGTTGAATTGATAAGTGGTTTATTCCAAGCGGTCCCCGAGGAAGGTTCCATCTGGATTGAATCCACCGCCAAAGGGCGCGGTAACTGGTATCATGCAACTTGTATGAAAGCACTGGAAGGGCGGGGCGACTTCAAACTCCACTTCTTCCCTTGGTTTGCCGATCCGATGTACAAACGACCGGCCCGTATGATGCTGTCCGACTTGGACCTGGACGAGCGCGAACTAATGGAGGAAAACAACCTAAGCCTCGACCAGATGCAATGGCGGCGTGACAAGATTGACGAAATGGACAACAGTGAAATGTTGTTCGGTGCCAACCTATTTCCCCAAGAATACCCCGCAACTCCCGAAGAAGCGTTCCTGGCCAGCGGCATGTCGGTCTTCGGATTCATCCCGGTCCACGATAAGGACGTAGTCGAACAAGACCGATTCCTGACGCTCTATGAAAAACCAAACCGCGACGATCAATATTGTATCGGGATGGATGTAGGAACTGGAGTCGGTGCCGCGAGGTCAGTGGGGTGGATATTGAACTGCGAAACAATGGAACAGGCTGGAGAATTCGTTAGTGACTGCGTCGACCCAGGAGAATTCGGAGAACAAATGGCGTTGCTCGGGATGCGGTTCAACGAAGCATGGTTGGTTCCTGAGCTTAACAACCCTGGATTCGCAACCGTTGAAGTATTGCGGCGAGTGTATCCGATCTCCAAAATTCTTCAGCGTTACCAATATGACAAACGTAGCCCGTCCGACGCTAGAATGGAAAAGGTTGGATTCCTCACCAGCGAAAGAACCAAAGAAATAGCTGTTACAAACTTGCGCCGTGCAATGAACCACAACTTGAAAATATTCAGTGAAAAGACCCGCAGCGAAATGTCCACCTTCATTCAAAATGAAAACTCCACCATGTCGGCGCAAAGGGGTTGCTTTGACGACCGGGTAATGGCCGCTGCCCTGGCCGTTACCGGATACCGCCACATGTACCAACCAAAGGTGTACGTCGAACACAAAAAGCCAGATCCATTTAGTTTCTCCGAACAGCGCAAAGTGGCGATACAGGGGTTCGTTGAGGAATTCGGCGAAGAACCAGACGCGTATTACGAACGTAGGGACTCTAGCGTTTATTACTAGGAGTACAAATGGCAATCGATCAGGACGAACCAAAACGCTATCTATCCGGCGATGTATACCCAGACAGCGACCAACAGGACGCAATTGTCGAGGACCAGTTCCCAACGCACGGCAAGGGCAAGACCGGCAAAGGGAAAATTGGTCGGCCTCCCGAACCAACAACCGGCGAATGGATGGCGCAGATCAGCGCTTGCGACCGGTACTACGACAAGCACTGGAACCGCGTCCGTCAATCGCTAAAGCGCTTTAAGAACGAATCCAAGAAAGGGGGCATCGGCGTACCGTTGCTCACGCCTATGGTCGAAATCAAAGCGGCCATGTCAACGTTTCGCAACCCGTACATATCGGTTCGTCCTCGCAAACGGGCTTCGCCAACGTTGCCCCAAGAAATACTCGCTGCAACGGTCAAAGAGGTCTATATCAACTGGCTATGGCGAGAACTGGACATGAAGTACGAAATACGCCGCACGGTCAAAGACGCATTGATTTCCGGTCGTGGAATCTCAATGCCGGGATACAACGCGATCATCGACCAAGACGGCATCATTGAATACGACTCCGTGGTCAGCGACCGCGTATCGCCGTTCGACTACATGCTGGACATCGAGGCCGACAGTAGCCGTAACTCTTGGTACGGCATCCGCAGAATGGTAATGCCAATACCTGTCGCCGAGAAGCAATTTGGCAAAAAGGGCATCTTTACGCCACAGGTCATCCACCGATACAAGAAAAGCAAGGCCGACGACAACACGAGGAAGAACGCAATTAAGGCTTATGGGCGCACGATTGTTTACGAAATACAGGATCTTCTTGGCGACAGGTTCCTATATCTAACTCCCGGCCACAGCAAATGGCTCCTGAAGTTCGACAATCCATTCGGCACGGAAGGGTTGCTTCCAGAATTCCTAGAACCAATGCAAGTCCCAGACGAGATAGAATGCGTCAGTGAAGCGGAGTTGATTGCCGAACAGCTTGATGAACTGTCCCGCCTACGGTCGCTTTGGATGAAGCACTGGAAGAAGCTAATACCAAAGTACATTACCCCCAGCAACTACATGTCCCACGAAGACCGCCAGAAACTTGTTGGCGGCGACGAAGCAACCATCGTCGAGGTACGGGGCAATCCACAGGACTTGGTAATGATTCCCATTCCGTCGTTGCCAGCCGACGTGGCCGTCCACGAAGCAAACATAAAGCAAGACATCCGTGACATTACCGGCTTCAACGAATATCTCCAAGGGTCGAAAGTACCCGGCACAAAGACCGCCTATGAAACCAGCGAAATTATAGCCGGTTCGAACATTCGCGTCAGCGACATGAACGACTTCGTCGAACAGCATTGCAGCAAGTTGGCGCGTAAAATGTTGACGATTGCCGCTCGATTCGTCGGCGCGGAAGACATGATGCTGATCAGCGGCTTGCCGGTAAACCTCGGTGAAATCGGCGCACCCCAGCAATTCGCCCCAACGGACGACATCATGAAGATGGAAACCGACGTCACGGTCCACACCGGTTCGATGCAAGTACAATCCAAAGAAACGGACATTCGACGCGCTTCAATGCTAGAACAGTTCCTCGCATACCCAGAAGCCAACCGCTACGCGATCCTACAGAAGATCCTTAACCTGCTCGACGAGAACGCCAATGAGGTTCTGCTGCCGCCCGAAACAATCAACCAGCAAAAACAGGAAGAGGCCAGGATGGTAGCGTTGGAGGGTGGTGGTCGAGGTGGTAGGGCTGCGGCGGGGAAAAGAACTGGCTCGATACACGGCTCACGACCAAGAACCGATCTAATGAAACCAGGGGGTTAAAGTGCAAGCCAAACACCCCAGCGGCGGCAGTTACAACAAAAAGCTAGAGCGTATTGTAGACGAGAACCTTAAAGCTTGGCCGAAACGCCCAATGGACAAGCGCAAGAAGCACATGGAGCAACCGCTGTCCGTACAGAAGTACGAAACGGTCGAGGATTGTATCCGTAAATCTTTAAAGAAAGGCGCGTAGCATGGCTCACAACCAAGAAGTCCTTGCATGGTGGAGAAAAGAACGCAAGCTGAAGAAAGGCAACCCAAAGCAGCTGGACCAGATGACGGGTAAGCTGCCGGTCGGACGCAAGGAACGGCTCAAAATGCGGTGGGAAAAGCGCTTCAAGGGGTCAAAATGAGCAAAACGGGCAGCTACAGGTACATAGAGGGCCGTTGGGTAAAGGTAAGCGACAAGCCGCCAAGGCTGGTTGATGCTTACGTTCCTGAAGGCGGTTACATCGACGAAACGCTGGGCCAGCCAATAGGCGATACGGGCGGCTGGCAACCGGCCAGAATCGAAACGAAAGAACAAAAAGCTGCGCTGATGCGTGAAAAGGGAATTGTTGAGGATGGGGGTTTCAAGAAGATAAAGCGTGTTCAGTACTTCGACCAAGGGAGATGACCATGTTGCCAAGAAAGGGAGTTACACCAGAGCAAGCGGCCACGGCTGCCGTGACGGGGCGACCGTTGCACAGTGCAGGTAAGACCCGTCGCCGTGTACAAGGAACTGCCGGAACAGGTGGAGTTGCCCGTGCGGCTGCCGGTCCTACCAGCGGCAAGCCGAATCCGCGAACTGGACGGTGGATGAGTGGTCCAGCATCCAAGCACAACATACGCCCTAACTGGTCCTACCGGCAGTTGGAGAAGACATTCGGGCCGCGCTACAACGCAGCTGATATGGCTAGGAATGCCAAAGTTAGGCGAATTGCTGGTGGTGGTGGTGGGATAGGGGTTACACCGCCGGGACAGGTTGCTACATCCTGGGATTGGCGCAGAGGACCACACGCAAAACCGCTAAAGGACCGGTAGTAAAATGGCTGCACGAAAACGGGCCATACAGCGCTTAAAACAGATGCAGGGTGTACGAGGTAGGAGATAATGCCGGATCAAGTCAGAAGGGCATTTGCTCAATTATTCCCAGCTGAACGGGGCAAGATCCAGAATCCGTTAAGGCGTAGGACGGTTTCGATGTACGATGCAGCCCGCCAAGCAATCCAGGCCACGCCCGCAATTACCGCCCAATCATTCCGGTCCGGTGGTGAGCAACTACGTCGTCAGATGCAGCCGGGACCACATCGACCATCGCTGCGCGGTATGACGCCCAACGAAGCGTTCCGCATGGAAATGGCAAAAGCCACGGACCCACGGGCATCGGTAATGGATCGAATGGCCTTGGCCGATATGATACTCCCAGGAATATTCCTGCAATCCCCCATAGGAAAAACTCTACAGCGGCAGCGTTGGATACAGCGTTCGTCGCTTTCCGAATCCGCTGGTAGAGGACTGCAATCGAATCCGTCCAAGATCGGTCTACGTCAGGAGTCAGCGGTAATCGATCCGAAGTACCAAGAATTCTACGAAGACGCCAGGGGTGTTCCCGGCGGCAACGTAGCGGCTTACACTGACTACGCAGAACGTCCCGGCGGTGCGCTAATTGGCGACAAAGGAAGGCTGGCATTGCAACGCGGTACCGGCATGACGCACCTTCCCGAGGACATCCCGTCCTTCTACGTAAACTACACGCATTCAGTTGGAGATCGTCGCGAAGTACAGGAAATGCTCATGCGCGACCTTGGTCCCGACGAAGCCATGAAGCGGGTAAATGTGTGGGGTGGGGCGGGGATGCAGACATTCCTGAAGGACATTGCACAGGATTACCCCGATCAGCTGGTAGCCATCGAAGCGCACTTAGTACAAAAGAAATTGCAAGGTTTGAAGCCAGCGTACGAGGAAGGCGGCACAAAACTAAAAGAGGTCGCTAAGTCCCTGCAAGAAAAGGGGCAGGGTGAAATGTTGAAGAAGATGGGGCTGTCGCCGCGTAGTGTGGTGTATGATCCGAATACCGGGGCCGGTGTGTTCTTCGCCAAGAACGGAAAGTTAGTTAGCGTAAAGAAAGCCGTCAAGGAGATGGGCGGCGATCCAAACAAGGTAAGGCAGATTGATCCTGGCCGTGCCGAAGCTATGGCGCGTGGTGATATACAGGATATGTATGATCCGTTCTACGATGCACCGGACGACGCATTTGTACGCGAAGAAAACATCATCATGGAGGGCTATGATGACATGGGGTACGACGCAGACTTCGCTTCCGCAATGGATATAGCATCCCAGGCTACTCCTGAAATGACTTACAATGACATTGCTAGGCAGCTTAACGAAGCGGGGTTTGACACAGAAGTAATCAACGATGTGATTGAGGATCTTTACCATATAGAAAGGGCAGAGCCTAGAGCAAATGTTCCATTTGGTGGACGTGCAACAGACACAGTAAGCCGAACGAGGAGATAATGCCATACAAACGAGTAGGCAAAACCATATACGTCAAGAAAGACGGCAAGTGGCACGTCAAATCGACCGCTGAAACGGTCGACAGTGCCAAGCGGCAGCTAAGTCTGTTGCGAGGACTTAAACACGGCTGGAAGCCAACGTAGGGGGAAACAATGGTAGATCCGACGCAAGCACCCGAAGGGACCGTACCCGAGGGGAACATGGAGACAACCAATCTCGATGCGCCAATAGAGTCGTTTGTGCAGCCAAGCGCCGACATGTTGACGGACGAGGTTGATCCTCCACTTCCCATCGTGGACAAGGGCTTCGGACCAGTACACCAAAGTACTGCGCTTACCGAGGAAGAAATGGCCGCACTGGGTGCGACCGAAGAGGAAGAGGCCGAAGTAGAAATCGAGGAAGAAACCCCAGACAAGCCTTCGGAGGAAGAGCAGCCGCCGGAGGACGCGTCGAGCGAAGGTGACGACGTTAAAGAAGACCTTCCTACCACGGTTCCGTACGACCGATTCCAAGAAGTAATAGCGGAGAACCAGCAGCTAAAACAAGCGGCTGCCGCTATGGAATGGATCAAGGCGAACCCTGAACAGGCTGCGGCGAGGTTGTTGGGAAAGACAGAAGCGGCGTCAACGCCACAACAGCAGGAGAACCGGTTTTCGTTGCACATCGAAACGCCGAAACCGGACAAGCCCGAAGATCAATTGACAGAAGAGGACAGAGTAAGGTTGTTCGTGGAGAGTGTCGTCACGGAAAAGCTCCGAGCAAGCGGTCTGGAGAATATCGCAAGCGGCATGAACGATATGGCTCAGTTCAAGGACCAGCTTACGGAACACCTGACGAAGAACACTGTCGATGCCGACGGTAAGCCAATGTATCCCAGATGGGATGAATTGAAAGGCACCATGACGGAAGTCAAAGTTCGTTATTCCGGCATGTCAGACGCCGAAGCTTACGTACTTGCCGACAGGATGATTCCACAGTCAACGCCGATGGCCGACGAGATGGGGGCATACAATCAACAGCAACCGCCATCAGCGCAGCCTGAACAGCCAACACCGCCGCGAGTTGCCCCAAAGAAAGCATCCAGCGCTGCACGACGGGCAGCAAAAGTGGCATCAATTGGTCGAAGCTCTCCAGCTATGACGCCAGTCAAGACCGAAACGCCTTCCGCAGAGGAAGCCGCAGCACGGGCCTTTGACGCAATCGTGGACGAAAGCATGATTTAACGGGAGAGTGCGATGAGCATTGTATCAGAAACCAGAACCTTTGATCAGGTATTGTCGACAACGTTGGATTACTACCGACCGACGTTGGAAGACAATATCTTCAAGGGGAATCCGCTTTTCTTCAAGTTGAGGAAATCGGATGCAGTAAAGTACCAGGATGGTGGTGCATCCATCATTGTACCGCTGATGTACGGTAGATTTTTGCCGTACTAAAACCCAGGAAAATGCTGGAAACTCCTAAAGCCATTTATACTGATAAGGTAAAAATTAAATGGATGAAACAATGGACAATCAGCAGGCAAAGGCAGAGTTTGATATGGGATGGTTGGTTGGATTCATAGAGGGCGAAGGCTGTTTTCATCTGGCGCGGCAACAGTACAAACGCCAGAAACCAACCCTTCGTCCACAATTCTCCGTAGCAGGGACGGACTTTGAGTTGATTGAACGTGCTGGCAGTATCATAAAGTCTCTGGGTGTTGGTACTTTGTACGTTCGGAAGCGTCCTTCTCGCATAAACGATGAGCGGAAGAAAGACCAACTGGAGGTAGCCGTAATCGGCATGAAGCGTTGTGTAAAGCTTCTCCCACAAATCATCCCATATATGACGTTATCAAGGAAGCGTAAGGCCGCAGAGAAGCTACTAGAATTCTGCGAGCATAGGCTTTCAATGCCTCATGGAACGCCGTACGGAGCAAAAGAGTTTTCATTTGCCCAATCCATGCGCGACTTGAATGGATACAAACTCAGCCAAAGCCTCAGAGACTCGACATTGGGCGTGTTTGCAGAGAACACGAAGGTAGAGTCCAGCGCTGCATGAAAGTGTAGCGGTTTTGAAAAACCTCACGACCGGTTGGTACGAAGCTGACGACACCATCGACGTCGCCGTCCAGGAAGGTATCACGGCGGCCCGGTATCCGTGGGCGCAGCTGGCCGCATCCGTATCAATCGACAGGAAGACCCGGCGAATGAACAGTGGCCGTTCCCAGCTGATCAACCTAATCTCTGCCAAGATCAAACAGGCCGAGATGTCCCTGTTCGAAGAGATGAACAGTTCGCTGTACAGCACGGGCCGGTACAACAGAACTCAGGAATCCAGCACGAAGCAAATGGCTGGCCTGGGTGCGATCGTAGCCGAAGCGTCAGACAGCTACGACGTTGGCGAGATCGACACTTCAACCTACACATGGTGGCAGAACAAGGTCGGCGACGATGCGGGTACGGCACTTACCTGGATCGACGACAGCGACGCGCCAACGCTGGCGACCGGCCCCGTCAAGATGCGCCAAGTCTACGCGTGGTGCAGCAAGGGTACGGGTGGTCCTCCTAACTTCGGCTTCGCAAGCCTCGCCGGATACATGGGTTATGAGAACTACATGGCCACGAGGCAGATTTACCGTGACCCCGAAATGGCGAAGATGGGCTTCGACAACATCCAGTTCCGCAACCTGACCCTGTTCTGGGACGAAGCCTACACCACCAACTCGATCACGGCGGCCAACGGATTGCTGACGTACGCTGGGTTTATCTTCCTAAACCTGAACTTTATCCAGCTGTACATCGACAGCCAAACGAACTTCATCCGAACCCCTTTCCAGCGACCGGTCAACCAGGACACCGAGGCCGCGTTGATCCTGTGGATGGGCAACCTGACGACCTCCAAACGTTCCAAGCACGGCGTTATCGCGTACGGGAACATTACGGAGATCACCTAGTAGTTGAACACGAACCTGTCGGTGCTTCAGGAAAACCGTCAAAAGGAGTAGGGTTATGCCGAGATTCAAAACTATCGTCAACACAGGTGCAGAGTACGGTACGATTACTGTCAGGGCGGCTACCGCAGTTGTCGCTGGTGAAGTCCTCCAGTGGGAAATGGACGGTACAGAGGACGGGCTGTCTGTTGACAACGCGCATGGGACCAGAGCCGCATTGACCTGTGGTATTGCCCCTGCCGCGATTGCCGCTGGTGAGAAGGGCGAAGTCATTTGCTACGGGCTGGCGACGAATGCCAGGATTCTCCGGCTGGGTTCCGCGTCCAACGATGGCGTGGCGGTCGGCGACGTCCTTGACATTCACAGCGCGTCAAGCTGTCTGTCCTACGCCGTGGCTGGTGGTGCCGTACTCGAAACCGCATCAAACGCTGGGGCGTGTCCACCGATGCTTGTGGCCGCCGAAGCGGTAGCGTCTGGTGGTGCATCTTCGCTGTCGACCACGACAACGAAGTGCTTCGTACGCTGCATGTAGCACAACCTTTAGCTAATGGGAGACGGGGTCGTGGGGGCATACTCAGGGACACCCGAAGATCAAATCCAACTATACCGCTGCGGTAACTTCGGTTACCCTGGATGCGGCAAGATCCTTACAGAGGGTCAAAAGATGCGTCACGGGTTCTGTCCAAAGTGTGGCTCTATCGGCTCCGTCGCCTATTATCCCAAAACGCGTATGCAAATGTTTAAGGCGTACTTGCTACTGCTCCGTACAGGTGAAATATGGCTAAGAAAAAGCGCCACCCAGCAGACGCAATCAGGCCGGGCGAAAAGCTAGTCGAGATAGACGAAGGATTTGCAGCCTATGTGAACGAAGAATTTGGTAAGCGTCCCGATCCCGGCAAGAAAAAGGTGCTTGTTGCTTCGCTGACGCTTACGATGATTCCCAACGAGTCCCACGCAACGCACTGTATTAACTTCTATCAGTTGGGACGGGACCATCCTGACTACAGCTTTTCGTTCATTACGCTGCGACGGGCTTCGATTGCAGACAGCCGGAACAACGCCGTCAAGTTCGCCATCTCCGGCGGCTTCGACTACCTGTATTTCTTCGACGATGACACGGTAAACGACCGGGACGTCCTCGGTCGCTTGCTTCCCCGCATGGAAGAGTTCAACGCCATCTCTGCCGGATACTTCGTCCGTGGCTATCCATTTAATCCAATGGTCTTTCGATGGGCCGGTGAGAACGGCAAACACCACATGCGGCTGTACAGCTGGAACGAATACAAGAAACACGTCGACAAAGACAACGTCCTTCGCCATCGCGTCAGCGGCGTGGGATGCGGTTGCACCCTGTTCCGTGTCGAGGACTTCAAAAATGTACCCTATCCCTGGTTTTATACCGGACACGGCCACACGGAAGATGCGTGGTGGTTTACACGCGCCGCCGAACACATTGAAGATTACAAGGTCGGAATGGATTTTAATATCTGTTGCGGCCATCTATGCGATCCAATATACGTGGACAGCTATAACGTGGATACGGTTCGCCGTTTCCATCGGAAGCTAAAGAAGATGGGGGGTATGTTATGAACGTTGAGTTGGGGTGCGGATCGAGCAAGCCGGACGGTTACGTCGGCGTCGATATACGTCCATTTCCCGGTGTGGATGTGGTCGCTGACTTGACTGCTGGCTGGCCTTTCAAGTCTTCCTCCCTTGATTCGGTCCGTGCCTCACATATATTTGAACACCTCCCAGAACCATTACACACAATGAATGAACTATACCGGTGCCTGAAACCCGGCTCGACCGCAGAAATCGACGTCCCATCGTCAAACGGCATGGGCGCGTTCCAGGATCCAACGCACAAATCATTCTGGAACGTGAACAGTTTCATATACTACGACCGCAATCAGCCGCTTGGCGGTATGTACAACTGCAACAAGTGGGACGTTTTAATAGCCCAGGAATACAATGCCGTCGGCATGACGCAGTTTGGACCGTACGTCAAAGCACACGTAAGGAAACCACAAGATGCTTGTATCGAGTCTAATTGACCGCATTTTACTACAACTTGCGGAAGACACAACCAACCCGAACTACCTTACCAGGGCGCAGATCCTGACGATCATCAACTCCTGCAACCGCGTCCTTGTGGAACAGCTGGATGCTTTCACCAAGCGCGGCTGGCTATGGGGCCAGAAGAACAAACCAAAATACACGCTCGACTCGGCCCTTCGAAAGCTGCTCTGGGTTACATACAACAACGAACCATTACAACCTGCTTCCATTCGTTCGTGGGCAAAGGTCAGCAATACGTGGCGGGATGAACGGGGGGTTCCTGACGAGTATACGCTTGACGTTGAGAAACAACACGTACTTTGGCTGTACAAATGCCCAGGCACGGACGGCGACAGGTTCTTAATGGATTCGACCAGTGGAGTACCACATGCCATCGTCGATCCCTATTACGTCAGTTTTGACGCTCAGACGCAAGATTTCACAATTGGAGAGACTGCTACAGGGGGAAGTTCTGGAGCCAGTGCAGAGATACTATACGTCGACCAGAATGGATACGACGGAAAGCTCTACTTTGAGACTGACCCTGGATCTTTTACAGATAACGAGCCAATCACTGATACTGGCGGTGGATCTGCTACAGCAAACGGAACCACCACCGACGGTGGAACACATACATGGACGTTCAGCCGATCCTACGGACTAATCACCGAAATAGAAGAAGAAGGCGACGGTGGTTCGTTCTGGGATCTGGTCGATTCGGACGGAGAGGAAGTTACCAGCGGCGTTATCGACGAGATATGGTCGCCAACCAACAACCTCATTTACAAATATAGCTACTACCCAGACGACCTTGCCGAAACTGACCATTTGCTAAAACCGTACCGCAACGCCGAGGACATGTATCTGTACTTCACAATGTGGCACGCGCTGATGATTGAAGCCGAAGGCCAGGAGATCGAACGTGCTTTCATGTACGCAACCGGCTTTGCCCAGAAAAGCGGCATAGAACTAACGAAGCTGTGGACACCGCAGCGTGAATACACGATGGCGTCGTTTGCAGCTAGGCCAAGGGAAGAAGGTAGGGTTGAACTACCAGACAGCTACGGCGTAACGGAGTACGACTGATGACTGATTTTATCGTAAAATGTGCTGATGTCACGGAGTACCGGCATAGCATCGCCATTCCGGTGTCCCGTGGCGTGTTCCGCACGAAGTACCAGCGGCTTCGTGGCGATTGGGATCCTCGATTGATGACCGGGGCAATGCCGATGTCCAGCGATCTGACCGCAATTGCCGGTGAGGACTACAACATCAACACGCTTGTCAAGCTGGACGACGGCTACGGGTCGCCGGGTATATGGGTTTGGGATGATGGACCGCACGATCGCATCACCCTATGGCGTCCTCCATTTACAATCGATGTACAAAGGGCTGCCGTCCTGGTAACTACCACAATTGCCGCTGACACAAGCAACTATTACAACTTTAAGCTTCTGAATTCCAGCGACGATTCAATTATATCCTATTTGTACACCAACGCTACCGCCGTCACTGGCGAAACACCAAACGAGATGACCGTTGTGGAGACGGTGGCTACTGTGACGCGTTCACAAGCAATCGTCCTGCAAGTTGAGGATGAACTGGCAGCCGTCCCGATAACGGACCTTACTATTGTCATCGACTATGAACCAAGTGCGTAGGAGGGTTGTCCAATGACCGACTACATTACAAAAGTTCGCCGTCCCTTGGCTTCTGAAACCGCTTGGACGGCCATCTCCGGTGACGTCGAAGATCTCGTTGATGGTGGGTACGACATCCCAATCAAGCCGTCGGACGTCATAACAAAATCTCCTTGGGCCGACGTCAGGGCGTTTGGAGCGACCGGCAACGGAGCTACGGACGACACGACCGCAATACAAGCGGCTATCGACAGCTTGACGGACGGTGGAGATGTTTTATTCCCACCCGGTACATACCTGATCAGCGGCATTACCATTACAACGGCTGGTATAAGACTCCTGGGTTGTGGCCGGAACGCTTCGACGATTACTTATACCACCGCGTCCGGCAACATGATTTCTGTGTCAGCCAACAACGTCATCGTGGAAGGACTGGAGATAGACGGACCGGGTACTGCCGGGTCGGATGTGGCACTGAATTTTGCCGATGGGTACAGCAAACAACGGGTACACAACTGCTTGATCAGCGATGTTGGTAGCGCGGCTATCGTGGTGGACACTTACTCATTTCACATGACGTACACGCACCTTACCACCAGCGGAGATGATCTGCTACGCGTCAAAGGTACCGGCGGTTCGTTGAACATCGGCCCAGGTTGCTTCTTTAATTCAGCAGTAAACAACGCCATTGACTTCGAAGGGGCTTGCATACACGCCCACATAGATTCCTGCAACATCGAAAACTCGGACTATGGCATCAAGAGCGGTGGAGCGTCGGCCTCGTGCCAAAACCTGCTTTGCTCGTCAGTACACTTTGAATCAAACGTGTACGACGTTCGAATGGGGTCAGGTACAAACTGCTCGACCTTCAACGGCTGCCGGTTTGGTACAACCACATCCGGCGTTTGTACGAACAACGTGGTTCTTGCCAGTTCGGAGAACAGCCCGGTGTTTGTAAGTTGCAGATGGCGGGGTGCTGACAGTGACTACATTGTAACGGTAACGGACAGTACCTGTACCTTCATTGGTAACCAGCACAACTTGACCGATGCTGACATCGACGGCGGTACGCCGAATGGTAAGCTGATCTACGCTAACCAGATTGCAATTGATTCCGATGGAACGTTCCGGCCAAGCAAGATCGTGTGTACCGGCCAGCTGGGTTTTGGTATTGCGGATTCTGGGGATTTAACACTGGCACGCGGTTGGAACTATGCCCGCCGACGGGCCGTTGCTGATGATTCAGCCGTGGACTTCTTCACGACCACACACACAGACGGAGGGGTAGTTGGCATTGCGGCGGTTAGTGCCCGATCATCCAGTGGGGAACAATCAACCCACATCTACCATTTCGTCAGTGACGCAACTACCGTAACCCTAACCGAACTTGGGTCCGGTATAGATACAGGTGGAGCCGTCACGTTAAGCGCGGCCATCGCTACTTCCATTGTGACCTGGACAGCAACAACCGATGCAAACTGGGCGGCAACGCCAAACGTCACTGTAGCTGTGTGGATCACGGCTGCTAACTCAATCGTCATAGCGGATAGTGCATAATGCCTAAACGAAGAATACAGTGGTACCCCAGGCGCGGCATAGATAAAACGCTGCCGAAGCACGGCGAAACGCTGGACGCTAGACAGACCGGCGAGTTCGTTAGCCACGCTTTGGATGCTTCAAACATTTCGATGTACAACGACCAGGAAGTCACAACCCGCCGTAGCACAAAGAAAGTGTGCAACACCGACTACGGTACCATATACGGCATTAACGTATACAACCGGGGTGTCGCCGTGGCAGGATCTAGTGGGATCTATCTTGACAAGACACTTAAAAAATCCCAAACCCTAAGCAGCGTAACCTCGATGGTTCCTTGGTATGAATCTCTGTACTGGTCCGACGGTACCAATTGGGGTTACATTGATGACGACGACACCGCATACGACATGGGCATTGACGCGCCAACGTCGCTGGGCGAAGCACAATTCGTAGATATATACACCCAGCAAGGTACCAACGGTTCATGGGACAACGCCACAAAAACACTTACTTCTGCGGCGGCGGGATTTACGTCTGCGTTGACTGGAGAACACATTCAAGTCTATGACTGTACCGACTCTACTTGCTTTACCGGTACAGTAACCTTCGTCAGCGCGACGGAACTAACCGTAGCATTACATCCAGACGAAACCAATCCTGCTACCGACGCTGGCGCAAACATCAGCTTCTACATCTCTCCCCACCGATGGATGACGTACAATGCGTATACACTTTCCAACAAATACAAAGTAGACGGCGCTACGTACCCCACTTATGTTAAATACAAAATGCGCTTCAAGCGTAGCGGTGACGGTGCCAGATCAAACACAACTACGATGGGAAGTTTACTAACTGGCGGTGTATACAAAGACGCTCACTGGGTGAATACGTTGGTTGGTGGTAAACGTGTTGCAAGTATAGACAGTGCTTCGGATGATTCCAACGTAACGCACGTTGAAATATTCCGGCTTGATCTGTCAGTAACCACTTCCTCCATCTACCGATTGGTAGGAACCGTTGCCATTGGAACCACTACGTTCGACGATGAAGAGGAGATGCTGACATCGTTGACCGCATTGGACGACGATAACAAGTACCCATGTCCATACACCCTGAACAACCTTGCTTTCTACAGCAACCGGTTGTGGGGCACGTACACCAACCGTGTTTACTACAGCGAGGCGTACATTACCGAACCACGATTCGGGTACTTCGGACCAATCGGTGAGAACTATTTTGAGTTTCCCGACACGGTACAGCAAATCATAATGGATCAACGCCGCATTCTTGTATTCCTTGAACGGGAGACTTGGGTACTGGAGGGCTTGGATCCCGACTCAATGACCAAGCGTATCCTTAACCTGGACATAGGAACCTACTCATCCACAGCTTGTACTATGTTCGGCGGCATCGTGTACACCATCTCGTCCGACTACAAGTTCTACGCCATTGACGGTTCGAGGTGGGTGGAGATACCGCAAGTAACCAGCGTCCTATCTTCCCCATCCAGCTATTGGGAACTCAAAGGAAGCGACAACGCCATCTGGATCTCGGACGCCAGTGAAACCCACAAGTGGGACATCAGCAACAAGAACCTGTGGACGTATGATCTTGGCGGTCGGTTGGGTGCAGGATCCCACACAACATACCTTGGATCCAGTGGGTACTTATATCAATTAGAAGAAACCAATGGTGCTGAAACCACTCCAGTACAATACCTTGAATCTCCAGAAATCTACATTGGCGACTCGTCAGGAAGGAGGGGGTTGGTAAACCGTATATTTTTTCGCGCTGATGCGCCTTCTGCAACGGTGTCTGTCTACGTTGATGGATCGCTTTGGAAGACGATGAGCGTCGCTACGACCGGCGAGGAAAATGTACTGCTACACTTCTGGCCAGCACGAGGGTACTACACCAAGGTTCGTATCGATATTCCTTTGTACAAAGAATTCACTATGACAAGCAGGTTGATCATTAACCCCTGGTGAGGACATGGCAAACAGATCTTTACAGCTGCTGGACGTTTCCGGTGTACAAAGCATTGAAGACCTTGTAAATTTACTGCAAGAGAACTTCGAGGTAATCAAGCTGCTCATCGACGGGCTAACTGGCGAGCGCCTTGAAGACTGGACGCCGGTACTACGCAGCGGAATAGTCAAGATGACCGGAGATCTACAAATAGATGGGGCGGGTGTAAAGCTGATCAACGGCGACCAATCCGCTTCATTGAGAATGACAACGACAGGAGTGCTTGAAACACAGAACGCCGACAAATCGTGGCGGCACGTAAGGGACGAAAGGGCCAGGGAAGACGTCACTTCCGACCGCGCTTTCGATGAGGTATATACAAACGGCAGTAACAGGGAAATGGAAGTATACGTGCAAATCCAAGTGGGAGGGTAGTAAAAATGTCCGATTTCTACAACAAGGGGCTGGAAGGCTTCGCCAACAAAGAGTTCGATTGGGACACGGACAACGCCGTAGCGATCCTGATGAAGTCCACGTACACGTCGAACGTAACGCACTCACAGTACGTTCACGTTAGTGCTTCGTCGGCAGCTACAGCCAGCGTGACCGGCAAAGCAATCACGACCGACGGTGTATGCGACGCAGACGACACGACGTTCAGTTCGGTGAACTCGACAGCCGGTGACTGCACGGCAATCGTCATTGTACACGGTGGATCGGCAACCAGCAACAGGTTGATATGCCTATTGGATGGTTTCACCGTAACGCCCAACGGCAATGACATTACTGCATCGTGGGCTGCGACCGGATCTGACGCAATCTTCCATCTGTGAGGTGATCTGTGGCGGTTGTCAAAGTACAGTTTGACAAGCACCCCTTTCCTGGTGACTTCGTTACCGAGAAGGACAAGGACTTCATTGCGACCTTGCGGAGAAACAAATTCCGTGGAATGCCCAAAGGCTGCAAGACCATCCTTGCTTCCGTGCAGACGCTGACGTCGGTGCAGCACTACGCGTACCAGACGCATCTGTCGAACGTCTATGAATGGGGGGCTAAGGCGAACGAGTTTAGGGTGGTATTTCTAGTTCAATACCGCGTTGAAATCGCAAACGCACGCAACAACGCAATCCGCATGGCGATCAAGGGCGGCTTTGATTACGTGTTCTTCTACGACGACGATACCATCATGCCGTCCGACACGTTGCCAAACCTGATCAAGCGAATGGAGGAATTCAACGCAGTTAGCGGTGGGTACTACATTCGCGGCTATCCCTTCAAGCCGATGGTATTCCGTTGGGTAGGCAAGAAACGCACACATTTGAAACTTGCCAACGAAAAATACTACAAGCGCTTGATCGACGAAGATGGGGTAATGCGGGACAACGTTGGTGCGGTCGGCTGCGGATGTACCCTGATGCGCGTTTCCGACTTCAAGAAAGTACCATTTCCCTGGTTCCAGACAGTTCCCCACATGACTGAGGACGTATTCTGGTTTATGCGTTCTCATGAGCATATAAAGGACTACAAAGTAGGTATGGATTTCAATGTGCAATGCGGTCACATTCTGGACGCTTTGTACGTGGATTCATCAAACTGCGATACGCTTCGTCAGGCGTACCGCAAGGTCGGAGGGTATGAAACATGACGTACAAAGAATTGGAAGAAAGGTTTGAAGAACTTCAGGCACAGATGAAGGAAGTACAAACCGAGTTACGGTCGGTGCGCCGCCAGATGGAATCGCAGATGGTTGAACGCACAGCGGAAGAGAAGTGGAACCGTATGAGCGACAGCGAGCGGGATGCCATCGTCAACAACATCATTACACCAAAGGGAGTAGGAAAGAAGTCCAGGGTTGGCAGCGTAAAAACAGGCTAACGAGTTAAAGGAGTCCAACGAGATGTCCAGGTATCTTAGCCGCTTGTTGTTCATTATGTTGCTGTGTTTCAGCGTCCCTTCGTTTGCTGACATACAGTTTTTCCCGGCCAGTTCACCGACAGGCGGCGGTACAGCGCTGGACGGAATCGACGGCGATGGCGATGCTGGTCCACCGGCGTATCAGGCATTGGCAGATGGCGATGTTGGATGGGTCGTTACGACGGGGCAGGATGCGTGTATTTATGTACTTGATGACGACTCTAATTGTGGGGCAGATTCGACGGAAAGCCCATGCCCCCAAGAAATTATCCCAGACAACAACCCAGGCACAAAGTGTTGGGTTTTGGTTGGTGTGAGTGCTGTTAGTTTTACGGCTATACCAGCCTCTGCGCCGAAGCTTACGTTTAACGACAGTGATGCAGCAGACGGCGAGGCCACAATATTTAGCCAAGCTAACGGTGCATATGACACGATTATGTACTTGGCCGTCGATGTGGCAGGCAGTGAAACAGATTTTGTCGAGGTGGACGGCGTATCCGAAACGGTGGACATCTTAAAGCCCATGACCTTGACAACAAGCGTAACGATGGGTTCTGCTGCTCTGAACGAAGCAGAGCTTGAGATTATAGACGGGGGTACGCTCAGCACGACGGACCTAAATATCATAGATGGTATCTCTGATAGCGGCTCACTCACTGCGGCAGAATTGTTATACGTTGACGGCGTGACCGACGCAATTCAGACGCAGATTGACGCAAAAGCACCCACCGCATCACCGACATTTACGGGTATAGTCACATTCCCGATAGCCGCAGACCCGACCACAGACGCAGATGGCGAGATGTCATTCGATACAGACGGATGGGGTTCTGGGTATGATGCCCTGGAAATCTATAACGGCACGGCTTCTGCGTATGTGGTGGCCACAACGGCCTCTGATACGCCTACGGACGGTCAGGTACCCAAATGGAATACGGGGGGCACGATTACATGGGAGGATGATACAAGTGGTGGTTCAGAAGACAAAATCTCAGAGGGCGATTCCTTTGTAGAGGTTATAGACGCTGGCACCGGAGAAGTCTTAATCGATGTTGATGACGAAGACCTCGAAATCAAGGACGGTGGCGCAAACCAGATTAACTTTACATCAAACACTTTCGTAGACACAGTTGACTTCGATATGGCCCTACAGGCCAATTCCGTTTCGCTTGATGCGGTAGCCGCCCCAAAGATGACCTTCAACGATAGCGATGCTGACGCAGACGGTGAGGCAACAATATTCGGGCAATCGGCTGGAGCATATGACATCGTAATGACCTTAGCCGTGGATGTGGCTGGCACTGAAACGGATTTTGTGGAAATAGATGGGGTAACCTCGACGGTGGACATCTTAAAGCCACTTACCACAACCACCAGCATTACGATGGGCTCCGCAGTCCTTTCGGAGGCAGAGTTAGAAATCCTTGACGGAGCAACGCTTAGCACAACGGATATAAACATTATCGATGGAATAAGTGACTCGGGGTCTCTAACCGCCGCAGAACTCTTGTATGTCGATGGGGTAACATCTGCGATACAGACACAGCTTGACGGGAAAGAGGCAAGCCTTACAGACAAGGCCAGCTTGGAATCTACCCTGTCAGATGTTAGCGACGTGGCAGAGGCAGACGGGGATGTATTTACAGGGGTACACGATTTTGGCGGGGCAACCACGTTTGAGATTTGGAACTCCACCTCAGATATGGCCCTTGCGTCTGCGGGGCAAATAGGCTTACAGGTTACAGACGACCAGCTTGTATTTCATGGAGGTGCAGCAGGAGAAATACAGGGAGAAGCAGCGTTCTCTTTACTTAAACACGTTTCTCTCACATTTGACCCAGCAGGATACTACGACCAGGAATCAACCTACAGATCTTTGCCGCTATTCAAGGTGGGTGACGATGCACCCGAAGGCATCACCATTACAGAGTGGCGAGTTGCGTATGTCGGTGGTGATCCCACTACGGAACTGGATGCTGACATTATCTGTGATACTACCCCGGACTTTAATACCGCTGCCGGTGCTACCGTGATGGACGTTATTGACACAACTGCCGGGGCTTCTACGGCAGATACCGGGTTTGATTCTGGCTCTTGTGCTAACGGTGCTAACGTATATATCCACTTCGGGGCAGACCCTATGGATGCAAACGTAATTATCGCCTTTGATCTCTGGTACTATGCGGAGGAGGATTGATGAACAAACTTGTTCTTGCCCTGCTCTTGCTGCTTCCCGTAGCGGTTCATGCCGAACCTGTAGCAGTAGACTATGCAGTGGAGAACGATGCGGAGGCGGGGAAGTTTACCTTCTATTCATACCCCAAATACTACAAGGATGCACAGGAAAACTTTCAAGAGGTAAACACATCCGTTCAGACATCTACCCGTCTTGGCTATGACCATGAAATTATAGCAGGGGTATATAAACTGTGGATAAAGAACGACGGTACGTTTACTTTCCGTCACTGGGATGATGAAAGAACGTGGCGGCTTACCAAGTTGGTTCTTCGCAACGAAGACACTGGCAAGGAAGTTGTTCAAGACATTGCTGCCGTGTGGCCTACGCCTACGGTTAAAGAGAACACCGTTAAGTGGACTTTTGCTAACAGTGCTACCTACGAGATCAAGTACGAGAACGACACCCTCGTCGACACCTTTATTCTCCCCGAGTCGATCAAGAACTCCACCAAACTTCTTATCCCCGCCGCGTGGTCTGGTGACGAAATCACCTTTGGCCTCAAGTACGACATAACCGTAGAAGAAGACGGGGCCACAGTTGAAGAGTCTGCCGACAAGAAGGGCGGTATTGCCTTTAGGGACAATACGACTAGCGAGATTATCCACCGTATTCGCCCTGGCGAGGTAGATTACGACAATAAGCCTACCGAGCCTACAATTACGCCAAATGATGATGATGTTCGTCGTAAGACTATCTCAGGCTCTAACTACTACGACAAGGTTCCGGTTGCTGCCCTTGACAAGAACACCACAAAGCTCACGTTCAACGACTCTAAGACTTTTGGTGGTAGGTCTGGAGCCGACTATTCCGGCACCCAAGATACTCTTATGAAGGACACTTCTGGAGACTTCAACTATGGCGGCAACGCCGCAACGATGACTGGTCTCTTTGGTGGAAATACCTATAATACGCTCGTTGCTTTTGATTTAAAGTCTTTTTATGATGATGTTGGTGAGGTAGATGTTTCTGCAACGACTCTAAAGATGCAATGTTATAGTGTTCTTTCTAGCGGCGGCTCATATCACGTTTACCCCGTTCTTAGGTCGTATGGCGATCCCACCAGCCCTTGGGATGTAGATGCGGGAGCTAGCTCCGGTGCGGCATCCGATGGTGAGCCGACCTGGAATAACGCAAAACACCATGCGTCAAGCCCGACTGACTGGAATACGGACGGGTGTGTTGCAAACAGTTCTGGGGTAGATGGGGATGTTGCAGGGGATTATGATGGCTCCGACGACCGAGGCAACGCCTCTCTGGTGGACTCGGCTGTTGATTGCACAAGCACGGGAGAAAAAACTTGGACTTTTAATTCTACTGGACACGCTGTAGTTGAAACACAGACAAACAATAGCGGTATACGTTACGGTTTTATTATCCCCTATCCTGGGTCAGGTGGCGCAGCCCAGTTTCGGTCTAGTAGCTACGCAACCGCCGCAGATAGACCACAGCTTGAGATTACTTATACAGGGGCAGCCGCCGCGCAACCACAAGTAATAAGGGTAAACATACAATGATACGCCTATTGCTATTCTTACTTTTGCCCTTCCTTATGTCCCTTGATTTCACAGGCGTGGACCTGACCGGGGTGGATGGGAATGTGTCTGCCGTGTCTATTGCGTATCAGGACGAGTGCAAGGACGACATACAGGCCACGGGGGCACTTGCCTGTGATCTAGAGCCTGTGGATGTGGCTACTGGCGATCTTATCGTAGCCTTCTTTGGGGTGCAGGACGGAAGTATTGCCTGTACGGCGGTATCAGACGACATCGTGGGCAACACCTACACGGTACGGACAAATGTTGCCAGTGACGGCTCTAACCAAACCGTTGCATGGGTGGTAAGCACGGGGGCAGATGCGACAAACGAGGTTACATGCGATACCTATGCAAGTGACGGGACCGACAACAAGCAAGTCCTTGTATACACATTTCGACCGACTGGCGGGTCGTTTTTGTTTGATGTGGGGGAAAGCAACTTCGACAACTACGAAAACGATGGCACCTTTGAAACCGCTGGTGGACTCTCTACCACGGGAAGTGTTGAGGTGTGTGTTGCTGGTGTTCAGGGAGAGACGGGCTCGCCGACCTTATCCAATCATGAAATACCGGCAGCAACAGCCGCAGACGATGTGATTGTAACGCCAGAAGACCACAACGCAGAGGCATGGTACAGAATATTGTCATCTACGGCATCTGGTATAGGTGCAGAGGTGGATAGTAGTGGAGCTACGGGCTACTCAATGGAAATAGTATGTTTCAAAGCGGAGTGATAATGCGAATTGTATTAACTATTGTGCTGTGCCTGTTGCCTTCGTCGGCGTTTGCTGCAACATACTATATAGACGGCACCCTTGGTGCAGACTGTGCTGGTGGTGCGGGAACGTCATACCGTGTTGCAGAACGAGACTGTGGCGGCAGTGACGGCACGAAGGCATGGAATGGGGCGCATGAGGCGAATTCTACCGTAGCCGCTGGGGACACAGTATACTATCGGGCCGATACATACAACATTGGCGGCAGCAACTGCGAAGAAAGCATACAGCCAGGAGCTTCTGGCACAAGCGGCAGCCGCATTACATACGAGAACTATAATGGTGAGGAAGTTATATTAGACGGTGGCAATACCGGGAACGCTGGCCTGTGCGTAGGTCCACACTGGCATGCAGGGGAGTCGGCCCGTAGAGACTACGTTACGGTTAAGGGCATTATCTTTCAGAATTTTGACCGGCTGGGTTACATCTATTACAGCGACTATGTAGAGATTGATAGTTGTACGTTCAGGTACGGGGACTATGACGCAAGCGGATACAATGGTTTATATGTTGCCGACCAGGCCACCCACCTCTGGGTACACGGCTGTACGTTCTACGAGCACGGAGAGTTTACATCTGATCCCGGCGGTGATGACGGTCCTGCCATGCTAAATCTTGGCCCAGACACCCCTACAGCTGGGAACGGTAGCAACAACTATGCAACCATAGAAAACAACCACTTCTACCACAACTGCCACCATAGTCTCGGAGTAAACGGCACAGACTACAGCGTGATTCGCAACAACTATTTGCACAACGAAAGCTGGTCCACAGAGAACGAATGCGACAATACTGAGAAGTGCGGCTATCGGGTTATGTCCATGACAGACGGGAACGATATAAACCCCAATGGCAACCTTGTGGAGGACAACTTTGTTGGGTATGGCGCACAGTACGGTGGACCGCACCTTATATCTGGGGCATCCGGTTCAGGTATGACCGTAGCCACCGACAGGAACATTGTGCGGTACAACAGGCTGTTTGCCAACGCCTTGTATGGTATACGACTGAAAGCATCCATCAGTGACGGAGAGAATAACAGGGTATACAACAACACCTTTTACCACCACGGATACCAGCTAGATTCTAACGGGGATGTCAACGAGGACGATGCGGCTGCGCTGGACTCTTATCGTATGGCCTTCTCGTTCGGCACGACATCCTGTTCGGGAAACGATGTAGACGACAACGTCATCAAGAACAATCTTGCATATGATGCGTTTACAGAGGACGACACCTACAGTGGGTCTACATACTACCCAGCATTTTATGCGCCCGATGGGACGGGAGAAATAGCGACCTGTAATACCGTCACCAATAACTACGGTACAACTGGCAACGCTGACAGCGAGGCGATTACACCCGTAACTGCCGACCCTCTCTTTGCAGACCCAGACATCGACACCCCGGCAGACTTAACCTTTACCAACGGTGAGTGGGGCGGGAAGCCAGATTTAAACTTGCAAGCAGGGTCGCCCTGTATAGACGGTGGCACACACTTAACGGATGTGGCTACCGCTGACGACTGCAATGGTGGTACGAGTTGTGACACCACAGTGGAAGTGGATGATGCACGGTACTTTCAAGACGGGAGTTGGGGATCTGATCTATCTACCGTTAATGCAGACCACATATGCATTGGCACGGTAGCAAACTGCGGGGAAATATCTTCTATTGACTATGCCACAGACATCATCACCATGACCGCTGGCATAGATCGTGACGACGGAGATGATGTGTGGCTCCAAAAGAAGTCAGACGGCGAAGTGGTTTTGCATGGGGCCGCTCCTGATTACGGGGCAGAAGAGTTTACAGGCTACGAAACATTGCGTGGTGTGTCGGTAACAGGTGGAGTAAGTTTACAATAATGGCTATCAACTGGAAAGACCGTGACGGAATAGAGTGGACCAGTAGGGATGGTATCTACTGGCATCCAGTGTCGGAGGTTATTGCTCCTACCGGGGTTGCTAGCCACGCCGCTCATGGTGCCGTTGAGATGGACACTCCGCAAACGGTCAGCCCTGATGCGGTAGCCAGCCATGCTGCGTTCGGCACAGTTACCGTTGCGTCCGACCAGACCGTAGAACCTACTGGTGTAGCCAGCCACGCAGCATTCGGTACGCCATTTATGATCTATGACCAGACCGTAACGCCGGATGGGGTTGAAACACATTCAGCGCACGGCGTTCCTACCGTGAGTGATGCAAACATTCTGTACAAAAACCGCGCCGGAGTCCTGTGGGTAGACCGGGGTACTATACTTTGGGTTCCGGCACCGCTGACGATCAGTCCAACGGGTGTTCCATCCCACGCCGCACATGGGTCGGTTACGCTGGATGCACCACAATCCGTGTCGCCGGACGGTGTACTAAGTCATGCAGCGTTCGGCACGGTTACTATGATTGTACCACAGACGGTGTCACCGGATGCCGTTGCATCTCATGCAGCGTTCGGCACGGTTATATTGGACGTGCCACAAACCGTATCTCCAGACGGAGTACCAAGCCACGCTGCGTTCGGTGCTGTGGCGATGATTGTACCACAAACTATATCTCCAGACGCTGTTACTAGCCATGTAGCATTTGGAGATGTAGTAATGCTCGTCCCACAATCCGTAAGTCCTGATGCTGTACCGTCCCATGCGGCATTTGGGACACCAATTGTAACTGCGGAAGGTGCCGCGCAAACGGTCAGTCCTGATGGGGTACCTTCACACGCAGCATTTGGTACCGTCTGGCTAATATACGATCAAAACGTCGCACCCGATGGAGTTCCAACCCACGCCGCATTTGGGGATGTAGTAATGGTTGTACCCCAGTCTGTAAGCCCCGACGGTGTCCCATCGCACGCGGCATTCGGGATACCCATCGTTACGACACCCGATGCAACACAGACGGTTAGTCCTAACGGAGTTCCATCCCATGCAGCATTCGGTACCGTGTGGTTGCTGTACGACCAAACCGTTTCCCCAGATAGTGTGTCTTCTCATGCAGCGTTTGGCACGGTGGATGTAACTGTTGGTGAATTGCTGAGTGTGTCCCCTACTGGTGTGCCTTCGCACGCTGCGTTTGGATCGCCTTTATATGTACTACTTGAAAACCAAAACATTGCGTTCCTGTATTCCGACGCAACCAACACACCACTAACACAAATTGACAAGGTAGAAGCAGTACTGAATGCTAGCCATGATCGGGTAGTGCTTTCGCTGCGTGGTCGGGTTAAACCTGGAAACAGGTATAGAGTGGTATCTGCCGGTCCAAGTGTCTCCCTTGTTAAATGGTTTGAGGAGATCTAATGGAGCAGTTTATCGTCGATTATGAAAAAGTGTTTGTAACGCTGCTTGCCGTGTTTGCTGGTGGTGGTGTTGCAGTTGGATTAACGGGTAGGAAGGTGTTAAAACGGTTGCTGAGTGAAAACGGTTCGATTTGTCCTATTACCGAACGGGGCAAAACTCCGCTGACGAAAGAGGATCACGCTGAAATGTGTGCCCGTGAACAACGTATAGTACTGAACGAGATCAACCACGTAAAAGAAAATGTAGATTGGATCCGTAACAAGATGGAGGACTGATCATGTCTGGATGGAAGACTTGGTTAGGAATGTCGTTGATTGCTGTTGGTACGGCCATGCAAGCGTTTGAAACGGTCATCCCAGAACTGGTAGCAATTGGAGATCTGTTGATCGGCTTTGGTGTTGCGCTCGGCGGTGTCGGCGTGGCCCATAAGATTGAGAAGGCCGCACCAAAGGAGTAGTTATGGGGCCGATGCAGATCATCGCCATCGTCAAGACCGTGTACAGCATCGCTAAGGTGCTGTTCAAGGTGTACCAGATGCTGGAGCGGCGTTTCCAATGGAGTAAGAACCAGGGACCGGATGTAAAGAAAGAAATACGCAAGCGGAAACGGGCTGCATTGGACGCCGCGATAGTGGAACAATTCAAGAAGCACGGTTTGCCTGAACCTGATCGAGAAACACAGGCGTATGTCAGAGAGCGTGTTCACGATATAATGAGCCGTCGAAGAGGGAAGACGGCGGGGAGAAAACAATGGCGATAGGAGCTATATTAGGCGGTGTCGGCGGCTTGATGAGCGGCATTGGCAGTATTGGGAGCATGTTCGGCCTTGGTGGGCAGGGAGAAACCCCAGGACAGGGCCGCCTAACAAATATACAGGATGCTTCCAAGTACGGTTCGAAGCTGCCGTATGCCACAGCGCAAGGTGTTTGGGATGCTTGGAGGTATGGGCAGCTGCCGGTACCATTACAAAGAAGCCTTCAAGCACTACAACCACTAACGCAAATGCAGTATGCAGGTACGACCGATCAGCTGGCAATGGGCGCAACCGCAGCCAGGGAGGACGTTGCCAGAAGGTACGGCGAGCGTGGCGTTACCGGGCCGCAGATGACAGCCGATCTTCAGCGTATTGATGACACGATGCGGCTGGGCGACATGGCGGCAAGAAGGCAAGCATCCCAAGGATACGCCAACGCCGTGTCGGCAGCATACAGTGACATCTACGGCAGGGCATTTAGCGAACCGAGATCATGGTTTGGATTGGGAGTTGGTGGGGGTGATGTGGGTGGTGGGGTAAACCCCTGGCAAGCAGCAGCGGCAGCCGGACAGGGATTAACGCAGGTTGGTAGGAATGTGATGGATTTCCAAGGTTCCGGCGTACCTGGAGTACCTGACTATGCTGGTGATATTGGCAATCAGTTTGGCGGGTGGTCGCCGACGCCGGGTAGTGGTGGGTATGGAAACTTCCCTCAGCCAGGACCGCCTAGACTTATGGGTGGTGGACCGTATGATATTCCCGGCATCAATCCTCCGTAGGAGACAGACATGGCAGAGGAAAAAACATTATCAAAGTCCGTAGCAGATTACCTACAGCGTGGGTTACGGGCTGTAAATACGCAGCTTGGCATCCAGCAGCCGTGGGACCGGATCGTCGCCGAGGCTGACAAGGTTGGTCCTGCCATGCGTTCGCTGTACAAAGCAACTTACCCTGCCCTGGACTGGCTGTACCCAGGTCTGGATTTGCCGGAACCCAACCAGTACACCCATACATCCGACGAGTTCGTTGGTCCTCCTGATCCTCCAGAGGCAGAGATTACCGAGACTACCGACGAGGAAGGCAAGAAGAAGATCGTCAAGAAGGTAAAGATGGGCGGTGCGCCAAAGGGTAAAGCAGCCGGTGCTGAAAAGAAAGACACGAGTTCGATGTACAGCGCAATGGCCGCCGCATTCCAAACCCCACCCAGGCCGGAACTTGGATTCTCAATGGCCGATCTGGACATACCCCAGCCACCAGATGTGGTTAGCATGAACAAGCTAGCCCAGCAGCAACACGCACCGTTCCTGCCAGCCGGTCAGTACCAGAGCAAAGGCGGTAGGATCATGGGTATGCTGGCCCACGCATTAACCCAAACGGAGCAGGGTAGGCAATCGTATTATGCTGCATTGGACAGGAACTACCAGCGTTCCCACCAACAGGAAATGATGGCTGAGCAACAGAAGCGGTTGAAGATGCAAGCACAGCTGGACGAAGAGGAAACGTTGGTAAGATTGCAGAAGTACAAGCAACAGCAACAGGCCAGCGACCAACTTGCTTCGATGGTGATGGAACACGGACCGCAGATATTCATGGATCAGGAATTGAACCAAGGCGCACAGGCGTTGATGGATATGGCTGGTGGGCATTATGGGGCAATGCAAATACCAAGACCCCAAAGGCCGCAGCGAGCCACGTCGTACGAACTGTTCTGGAGGGATTACAAACGAAGGAATCCTACCGCATCCCACATTGAAGGACGTAAAGCGTATGCTCAAGCTGGTACGAGAGGCACAGACAGAGACAAGCAAGTTAGGGAAATGCTTGTACCAAAAGATCCGCTAGCCAGGAACGTAGCTAAGACTGCCGCAGCCTCATGGGTACGGGATGTAACGTCCGATCCAGAGTACCGGGCCAGCGAAGAAGCCAGTGGAATTAACGTGGACAATTTGCTCAGCGACATCGCCAGGATATATGGCGAACGCGAGATCATGGATATAATTAGGACACTACCCTAATGGCATTTGAAGAACTGGAAGAACAGTACGCGACCATTGGTGTCCCTCAAACAGGTAACGTACCACGCCAATCGTTGCGTCCAGAGCAACGACCGCCGCCAACAACCACACTTGGTAAAGCGCTGGACATTGTATCCCGTCCCGGCTATTCCACAATCGGTCCTTTGTACGAAGCACTCCGCAGCTACCAAGAAACGGGCCGGATAAACTGGGACCAAACGATACAAGGCGCGGTTGAAGGATTTGGCGGTAGGCAGTACATGACCACGGATATACTTCGTGCAATGGATGTACACGAAAAGTTCAAAAACTCAGGGATGGACCCCCGCCGTGCTGATATGCTAATGGCGGGTATAGGCTTCGTTGGTGACGTGTTGCTCGACTGGTCCAACCTGCTAGGAGTTGGTGCTGTACGTGCCGCCGTCCGTAGCACAGCCGCACCGGTTACAGCCAAAGCCGCAGGGGTCATGGCTAGTTCGAAGACCGTCACTGGCCTAGCCCGCCTCTTTAATGCATCCTTTGGTATGCCATCTGGATACCATGATGTCAAGTACTTTGCACGACATGCTATGGATGCGGAGTTGACGGAGGTATTGAAGGTCAGCGAGGATTTGTCCCGCAGACTTCCCGACATGAAGGATCGTGTTAAAGTGTTTGACCAGCTGGCAAAGCCTGGAGGGCCGCCGGTTGAGTGGGACGATGAACTGAAAGCACTGTTTGGCGAACTGCGACGTAGGATACAGGACGTTGGGCAGAAGTACGTCGATGGTGGGTGGATGCACCCCAACGCTTTGAAGGACGCAGCAACGGAAGGTTTCGCACCTAGATACTATATGTTATGGGATAAGAAGAACAAGAAGTGGTTCGTCGATGAGGGTGGACCGCATGGCATACCTGGGTCGCTGTTTGACAAAGGCGCAAAGCCAGGACCGACCAAGCAACGGCTGTTCAATAGCGAGAAGGAAGCACGGGAGTACTACAAGAAGCTTGGTATCCCAATCATTGATGATATAACCAAGACACCAAAGGATCTAAAGGAAGGTATTCACATAGGGAAGGATCCTATATATGGGTATGCTTTACGGGCCAGTGAACAGGCTAGGTTCCTGACGCACCAGCATTTTATCGACGAGGTGTTGAACAGGTTTGGTGTTAAGGCTGACGATGCCGGGGAGATACTGGACGGTATTAGCCTCGGGACGCTGGCTTACAAAGCTAAGAAGTTAGGCGCAGATGAGGGATTCTACCTGCCTAAAGGTGCATTGCGGTTCTTCAGCAATACCATGATCGACTCCAAGCAACTCCGCAAGGTAATGGACAACTTCGGTGTGAAAGTAACACAGGCAAAAGGTGAACAGCTGCCGAAGATCATGGAACTTGCCAGGAAAGAAATGAAGAAGCACGGCATGTCGGAAGGTGAAATTGAACATGCCATACAAGCGTTGATAGAGACAAAGGGGTTGGGTGTACAGGAAATCATGCAGGATATTGAGTCGATGCGGGAAGTAATAGCGAGGCTCGGTGCCGCGTCGGAAGGACCGTTAATTGCACTTGAGGATTTTGAGAAGGTAGCGGCGGGACTTGGAAAGAGGATGATTGGGATCAGCAAGAAAGTTCCGGTGTACAAAGTACCAAAGGACATAGCACAGGATCTTAACAAGCTACGGTTCGTTGAGACTGATCAAGGTGCAAAGATCCTACGCAACGCCTTCGACCATGCATTGAATGTATGGAAAGGCTATGCAACGGTTGTTAATCCTGGGTTTCATTTCAGGAACAGTTATAGTAACTGGTTTAATATGTACTTGGCTGACGTTAATCCTTTGAAGCTAGGGCAACGCATCAAGCAATCTGGTGGAGTACAGGATATTCTACCGTGGAAAGTACCAGATGAAAAGATGTTAGGCAACGGCCTTACATACGGACAGATCCGGCAGGAGATTACGAGACTCGGAGTGCGTGGGCGTGGGTGGGCGGCGGCTGACATAGCACCCAAGTTTGCCGAGGATCTGCGTAAAGCATTGCGTGGCGGTAAGCCGGAAATGAAAGAACGGTTGAATCCGGTTAGCCATGAGTTCGAACTTATTCGTGGGGGTCGCGCATTCGGTACCGGTATTGAGGATAATGCGAGGATTGGGTTGTACATTGATCGGCGATTGAAAGGTGATACTGCCCACGACGCAGCGCTTGCCGTGCGTAAGTACCTATTCGATTATAATGAGCTAACGAAAGTTGAACGGGATGCGATGAAGAGGATCTGGCCGTTCTATACTTGGATGCGAAAAAACATTCCATTACAATTTGAACATCTCGTAACCAAACCATATAAGTACTCCAATGTGGCTAAGGGTATTCGGAATATCGGGTACGTGGACCCCGAAACTGACCAAGAAAGAAGCGTCCGGCCCGAGTACTTCGATGATCTACAGGCGTTCAAAACCCCCCTACAGAATGCCTTCAAGGGAGTACCGGGCTTGGGACGCTTTTTCGACAGTGACCAACCAATATACTTTAATCCTAACTTTCCATTCCAAGATCTGAACAGGGTTGAGATGCGGGATTTGTTGGCATCGCTTAACCCTTTCATCAAAGTTGGCATTGAACTAGGACCAACCGTTGCCGGTAAACCCGGCACGGAATTCTTTTCACGCCGTCCCATCTACAAATATCCCGGCGACAGGGACCCATTGCCGCCAGGGTTGGCGTGGTTGAGCGAGTTGCCGAAGCCAATCCAAGACATAATAGGGGTTGGCCCAACACTGGATCTCACAGAGGGGCGCGAGGTAGCTGGCATGGATGCAAGGTACCTCCACGTCCTGAAATCCATGAATCCCTTCTTCATGAACATGGCAAGAGCGGTACCGGAAATCGGTGAAGGTCAAGCGCCAGCTAGGTACGAAGACCGACGAAGGTTCCATATACTCTCCTGGATAATGGGTATCAAGCTTATGCCGTTGGACGTCGCTAAAGCACAGATGTCCAAAACCTTACAAGCAAAATCGGAACTCAGCAAGATCAAGCGCTATCTTCGTTATGAGTCTCCGACGACGGGAGAGGTTCATAACCTTCTTTCTGAATGGCAGGAGAAGTACTATCCACAGTCGGGAGGAAACCGTGCAACCCGTCTGGATCGCCTTCAACGGACCCAAAAGTCTCGCAAGGATCTTCTCGGCCCACCATAAGCAGCGCATATCCGGCGATGTCCTGCCAGGGATCTTCGTCAAACGCCGTTGGATTAGTCGCTATCCGAAACAACTTGTCGACTATCCGTAACATCCCTAATGCGTAGACGTACGAGTTCGTCGGGATCCCATTCGGATACAGAACTTGCAAGATACGGCCACTTCTTGTGAAGCTGTCCCCGTAAGCTTCGTTTTTCTTGTCCGTCATCCTTCCTATACGCTTGCCCGTCGCTTCGAAGTTTCGGGTCATCCCGGTTTGCCTCCTTTATCTGTCGTTGTACAGTCATTTTCGATACACCATACTTCTTTGCCACTTCCTCCAGCTTCATGCCTTCCTTGCGGAGTTTGTCGAACAACCTACCCCGTGCCAATCTACGGGATCTTTTCATTCCTGTTCCCTTTCGAAGTGTCCAGCGTCTACCCAACCCCAATTACCACCCCACCGATTCCGACGATTCAATGCTTCCCAGTGATCGCCGACCTGTTGTAGCTTTGCTTTGCTGGTAATTAGATCGTCGTCCTTGAAGAAGTTAAGATCAATAGCCAACCGCTTCAAGTGCTTGCTCTTCATCGTCTTTGATCTGCCGTTAGCAAAATGTAATCCTTGCTGATCGAGTGTACGGTATGCTTCCCCAACGGTCACGCTGAACCCATTAGCCCAAGCGTACGTCAGCAGCTTGTGGACGTCCCGAAGGAATAGATCCTGTTGTACTGATAGTTTCCTAGCCATCACTTTGCTCCTTGTACACATCAAACTTCGTAGCATCGTAGTCCTTACAGAACGTGCAAGGATATACTACCGCTCGACCGCTGCCGTACGTTGTAACGGCGATGTTTTCGTGACTGCCGAATTCCATGATCAGTGCTTTGCGTGGAATGCGTTGCGAGATTCGCAGTTCGCATTCGGCTTCGACGTAGAACTTGCAGTCTTTATTAAGACATGGTTTCCATTTCATTCTTTCCTCCTAATAGCTGTCGATGTAACTCTGTATAGACATCCCTCCAATCAAACACGCTGCCATCTTGCTGCAATCCTCAACGCTGACGGTATATCCTTTGTCCTTGAAGAACTTAAACAGTGCTGTCTTCTCCTTTCTTTCCTTCGCAAACGCAGTTAGCAGGTTTGGATCTTCCTGAACGTCCGACACAAAATCTAAGAAGTTCTTCTGGGATTTCATTGTGACCCTCCAAGTAGTGAAAACATCGGTTACAGTACAGTAAATGTTTGTTGTCGTCGTGGCGTAGACAGACGCCGCATTCGATGCAGAAGTTAGCTTTGTTCATTGTTGTCCTCCTTCTATCAGCTTCTCCAACGCCTCCCGCAGCCCTGTCGCATAACCCTGTAACCCAACGATGGTATCCTTCTGCTCCCCCACAATTTTCTCTATTCTCTTGTGGCCTTCACGCAGCCGGTCCCGTTCGGCCTTCCAGCCAGCGGAGATGTTATCCAGTTGCGATATAAGACCAACTACGGTGTCGAGCGGCTCAACCTGTGGGGCAATAACCTGTAGTATGTCGATACAGTAATCCTTCGCCTCGACAAGCTCGGCTCTTACACTCACTATGTCGGCTGATTGATTCCAATGCTTACCCCGCAACTCGGCAAGCTCGGCCTCGGCCCTGTTTAACTCAAAACGCAACTTGCATTTCTCGTCCAAGTGCTTGCCGCACTCTTCCTGTTCTTGCTTGAGTAGGGTATTCGCCTCGGCAAGCTCGTCCAACAAGTCTCTTACAGCTTGTGCGAGAACCAAGCCATCCCCTTCTGTCCGTTCATGCGGGGAAGCGTCCAGCCAGTACGAGGCAGCAACTATTGCCCTTTCGTAATCACCCACTTTTCACCCCCAAAGTTTTCTTTGCCAGTTCACAACAGCTTTGACATTTCCAACAGCTCGCAACCGTAAAAAGCACACGCTTCGCCTCGGCAAGCTCGTTTTTTAGCCGCACCGCCTCGCTGAAGAGAGTCACTTTGTCGTCTTCGGCGGTCGCAAGCTCGGCCTCGGCCTTCTTACGCTTCGCCCTCTCCCTGTCCACCATGTCTGCCCACATGCCGGGAATATGTTCTATCATCTCACCTCCCCTTCCAACCGCCGCAACTTCAACTTAATCTTCCTGTACCTCTCCTTGTCATCGTGCGGCCAGTCACAAACAGGCGTCCCTTCGTATCGATTCTCGTACCTCCACGCTTCACGGTACAAATCATAAATCTGATCGTTCCTGATCTTCTGGTCAAGGCGGTACTCAACCAGCTGTAGGTCATCCGACTTGGCGAAGTAATCCACCGCCGCTACGGTCCCACCAACCAGGGTGATTAATAATGCACCCAATGCTACGGCAGTTCTCGTGTCCATTTGTACCTCCTACCTTCGTAATGCTTTGTACCAGATAGCAGTCGCACCATCTTTTCTAAACTGCTTAATGCTTTCCATATGCAACAACCAATCAATGATTTTGTCGAACTCTTCACGTTTCCCCTCCAGTTTGCGATACGACCGTTGCATTGCTTCCCTGCGGGACATTTCCGGTTTGAGTTTCAGGACACGTAGTACTTCGTCCGTTGCCAGTGCGTGTCCAGTGCTTGCCAACTTCGGTACTTCGATGTACAAATGCCTCTCCAGTATCTCCATGATCTTGATGGCTTTGTCCATGTGGTCGAGCTTAATTTTTTTGTTGTCCGACTCGCTGATGGACAGGATCATGGCGATCTTCTTTACCGTCATTGGCTTGCGACTGATATATCCATCAACCTCTTCCCCTCCATTGTCTGCCGGATCGGGCAGCGCACAGTACCACTTATCGTACATTTCCTTGGCGTCATCAACGATTTCCATTGGACCTTGCAGCGCACCGATCTGGTCAAGGACCGTGACCAACCTGTTCTGATGTTCAAGGTCGAACGGTTTGGGGTTTGGTATGCGTTTCTCACGTTGAAGATAAAAGAAGTACGTCACCCTTGACATGAACCCACCGCACATTGCACCTTCAGGCATGTACCGGGTGTACCAGTCCGGCGTGGAACCCCATAGCATGGACAAGCAAACATCCACAAGGGTTATGTTGTGCCGGATGATTGTTTCGGTTGGAAGGATGGATGGGCAATCGTAGAGCCTCGTCAACAATGACATCATCCCTTCATTGTACCTGCTCTTGCCGAGGAACGTTGCCAGTTCTGGTGCAAACACAACGCCTTTGCAGTCCCGGTTCATTTTCGTGGACGTTGCTCCTTCCTGGGCGCGGTTCTGTGCAAGCGTTTTGATCAGTGCTTCTGGTGTAATCTTTTCGGCAATAACTTTCGGTCTGTTTTCCATATGCATGAACAGATCGTATCCCTGGTTGATCGCACTGTCCTTGCCGCAACCGGGTGGACCCATCAGCAATATCCACAGGTTGGGGTACGTCCCACGGTTCTCATACGGCAGCCACACTTTCCTATTTACTGCGGCACTGATCAAACCCATCGCCGTTGCAAATCTAAATCGTGCCGGTGGTTCGGACTCTTCGGTCCATTTCATGTACTCCGCTATCCATCCTGTGTCTGGTATATTCTTTACTAATGGATCGCCCATGATTCCCCCACGTCTATATCAATCGGGAATTGAAAGTGGTCGAACTGTGCAATGGGTGCTGACATGCAGTCCGTGATTAGTCGCTTGTGTTCGGCAAGATGTTCGGTAGGTACTTGAAAATCTATTTCATCATGGACTGTGATCAATGGTTGGAGGGTGCGGAGCCGGTCGCCAACATTTTTCAAAGCAATACATAGGATACCAGCTGCACCGCCTTGAATCGGATGGTTTACTATTTTGGTGTACTCCCTGGTTTGTCGGATGTTTCCAAACTTACTACGGATGATCCCGCTTTTCTTCGCTTCCCTGGCTTGCTTTTGCTGTCCTTCCCTGATGGCAGGATAAGTTTCGAAGAGGGCGTCTTGCCATCGTTTAGCCCGTTCAACAGACACTCCAAATGCGACCGCAATAGCTCTCGCTCCTCGTCCGTACAGAGTCCCAAACACGACTGTCTTCGCAATTCGTCTTTGTCGTTTATCACTGGCGACATACTGATCACCGAAAGCACGTCGTTGTAAGGTATCATGAACGTCAACCCCAGATCGGAGATGCCCGAGTAGATCTTCATCTTGGTACTCCAATGCGGCTACGAATAGTTCGACCTGTGTGTAGTCTGCCTTTACCCATTTCATGTTTTCGTCTGGTATGAAGTATTCGCGTATTTCTTCTGGAATATTTTGTAGATTTGGATCGGACGATGCGAACCGTCCCGTGGAAGGGCCGATGGAAAACGACGTATGTAGCCGACCAGTATGTAGGCGTTTTAATAGTCCAGTGCAATATGTGCCCTCCATTTTCTTGAGGTCGTGGTACTTCAACAGCATCTCAATATCGTTGGCGTGTTCCTGATTCTCTTCCCGGTCCAGCAATTCCTGGAGCGTAGCGGCGTCCACTTTCAGATTGCCGGTGGGAGTTTTCTTTGTGAGTTGTACACCGATGTCGGTCAAATGATCGCCCACTTGCTTTGGGCTGTTCAGGTTCACGCCGATGAAGGACTTCTCAATTTCTTTAAGCTTGGGCTTGAGTACCTCCTGCAAAGTCTTGAGGCGTTCAACGGCAATCCTAACACCGCGTACGTGCATGTCGTTGATGACGGACATTGTTGGCATAAGTACTGTTGCAAAGTACTCATTAAGCTCCAATAGGTCGTGTTCTTTTCGTAAGCACCGGGCGATCTGGAGCGTGGCGTTGGTGTCGTGGCAAGCCAGTTCTTGAATCGTGTCCACATCGACATTGCCGGTACCTCCATATACCTCGGTGTATTCTGCTTTGTATGGTGGGAGGTTGGTGTAGATGGAGTTCATAAATTTCAAGCTGTGAGGTCGTAAATACTTCGAACCGTCAGGCAAGGTACAATGGTGGGCGTAGCGGGTATCGAATGTCCATCCTTCGGTATGGATACCTGCTACTGTTAGGAATTGTACATCGAACAAACCATTTTGAAATACTTTGTGGACTTTGGGATTTTCCAGGACTTCCTTGATGGCGAGGTAGGTTTCGTTCTGGGTGATCGGCCAAGGAACGGCAATGGAATCGTTAGGAGTATGGCAGAACGCTATGCCGGTGATTGTGTCGCTACGAGGATCAAGCCCCGAGGTTTCTATGTCCACCGCCAGCAAGTCCCTGGTCTGTACACAATAATCTATGATGTCGTGGTGATTGACGCTACACCGATAATCGTATTCATCTTGGTATCTAAAGTTGCCCACCCCCCAATCCCAGGCACGCTGAAGGTCATGTTCCCAGACTTGGACTGCAATGGGATCATAGTGATAGCAACGGTTAATGAAGGAGGGGTGGAATGTAAGGAATCCAGGGCGATTAGCATTGGTGTCGTAGGCGTATCCTCGATCCTTTGTGATCTGGAACCTTTCGTCTTTGACAATGAACGACCTACCAGCCACGTCGCCAAGCAAAAGAATAGGAAGATCGGGATACTCATCCAGTACAGAATCCACATACTGCCTACACCTCCGTATCATCGGTGCCGTTGGCTTGCTGTTCTGCGGAGGTCGGCAGTTCACTGTGTTCATCAGTACGCACCGTAAGTGATTTCCACCCACCTTGTTTAGATCCCTCCTGAACCTGCTTCCCGCTTGCCCTATCAGCGGCCTTCTCTTTTGCACTTCGGTCTGCCCTGGCGCTTCGGCGATAACGATCAACGTCGGCTCTTGTAACGGGCGTTCGACGGGAACGAACTGGTTTTTGTCCACCAGTGGACACTTTTCGCACTTCTTTAGCATCGGCGGTTTCGCCATTAGGCTGTACTCCCATAGCTTTGAGGAAACAG